GTTCCGGCCAAGCGGCCAGACGCGGACGAGGAAAGCGAAAAGGCCACGCGCCCTTTCACTGAAGTCGATATCATCGGCGCGGAAGATTGGAAGACGCAAGGATACTACGACGCCTACTCGGAGATGGACGAGCGTATTCACCGGTATCAGCGGCTTGAGGAGTTGGTGTCGAGCGACGCCGAGACGGGCAAGTTATTCTGGAATCAAGTTAAATTCTTCCCCTCAACAAACGGAACTCTTTCGATTAGGGGAACGAGAAGCGATGGCATGGAATTTATTGTGCGCAGATCGTCAATCGAAGAGGGTGCGTTTGACAAGCTTTGCGACGAGCTAAACACTAAACTGGAGCCAGAAAATGAACAGGCGTAAATTTCTTAAGACCCTCAGTGTCGGCGCGACGGCAGTGGTGGTTGCCCCGAAGGTGCTGGCAGGAACGATCAACGCTCCCACCGCCGGGGGCTATCCAGCAATCGAGACATCGGTATCGTCCACGCTGGACGGCGTAGACCAAGGATCAACAATTACGTGTTCCGATGCTTCCATCTATAAGTACGCGTACACGGTCGGCATCGATTGCGCTTCAGGGTCGGACCGAGCAGTCGTTACACTCCTTCGGCACAACGGGAAAACTATTGAACAGGTGAATGTTTTGGCCAAGGGAAGAGCCTACAATGCCGGAGACGTCCCCGGCGACTGGACAGACTATCAAGATGCCTAACGCCCAGCTTGAACAGAACATTGTGTACTGGCAAAACCCCCTCAATCGCGAACTGCGCATGGGTCTGCCAGAAGTATTCCCGGCACCGTACGGCTGGGAGAAGATCGTCTGCGGTACCGCCATGCAAGCCGAGTGGTGGTCTGAGCAAATGCGCAAGCAGGACAAAATTCGTGAGGAAGTGAAGATGTCCGAGCGCGCCGCCATCGAAGAGCCAATTCAAAAGCAACTGCGCATGCACATGCAGGGATTGATGGCGAACGCGAGGAACAACGTTAACCGTGATTTCCTGCGGCGCGCGCTGGAAAACTTTGAAAATAAGCCAGACCCTTGGAAGTGGAAGCGTGAGAGCTTCTTGCACAGCGAAGGGTACGAGCATGGGAAATGAGGGGAAAATGGCAGAAGGTGTAGCTGTAAAGCCCGTAACACTGGTTGGCCGGGCGTACGTGCGCGACGCAGAGAACAACGATTGCGTTCTTTGCATTGACTCAGTCGAGGTCAAGGGCATAGTTTTTGGATTCTTCGCGCCTCAAGACAAAGAGAACGCTCAGCTTGCCGCCGCCGCCTTGAACCTTTGGGCTGGATTTGACGCCGATGGTAAAGCTCAGTCAACCCTTATCATCACCAACTAAGAGATTGGCGGAGAAGAGTAGAGCATGGTAAGGGTAGGCGGCAAGTTGATCCTAAAGGTGTGCTGTCCAGAATGCGGAACCCCGCACGAACAGCACCCAGACCCATCCGATCTCTTATTTTTTTACTGCCATAATGACCAGTGCAAATACTACTGCGCAAATATTGTCGTCGAGAGGAAAACGGGTCTGGTAATCGCATGCGACGCAATATTCGTCTTCGTTGACGGCAAGGAAAAGCGTGTTTATCCGTCTCTTTATACCGAGGAAGACAGCACGCCGAAGCGCATCTGGCCGAAATAAAGTGCGCCAAAAAGAACGGCTTTAGGTTAAGATGGCGCAAGGTTTAGATTTACAGCTCGCAGGGAAGTGAGCTGCCGGGAGAGAAACGATATGCAAGGGTGTCCCAAGAGGTAGATTCGGTAATCTGGCAGGCTCCCCGGTTCGAAGCATCGAACGTGGACAAGCTTGCTTGGGTCGAGGAGCAGATTCGCGAAGGTGAAGGCTACCTCGAAGGCCAAGATTCCTATAAGAATCTTGCAGCCAATATGCGCGTCTTTGATGCCGCCTTTCGCGATAAATCCAAGTCTACCCTCATCACTAACCAGCTCAAGTACAACATCCGAAAGTTCTGCGAGACTCTTGCGGAAGTTCGTGAAATTGCTGGCTTTGCATCGGATATCCCGTCATACAAAAAGATGGCGGAGATGCTTACCAAGGTCTCCAAGTGCGTCTATCTTGAGTCCGACTTTCCCTACCAGATTCTAAAAGTTCTCCAGTACGCGACCGTCATGGGCATCGGGTATCTGTGGCCCAAGGTTCGCGCCAGCGAGTACGGCTATGGAGAGCGCCAGCTATGCTTTGACGCGCTCGGCCTGCTTGACGTTGTGCCGGTTCAGATACCGGGCAGGACGAACGATATTCAGGACGCTTACGCGATCACGATCTACGACTACATGCCTATCGCGGAGGCCCATGGGCGCTTTCCTCTCTTTCAGCATCTCTTTCAGACAGTCGGCATGCGCAGCTACAAGACGCAGCTTCAGGCGCGGCGGCAGGACTGGAATGAGCGTTTTCGCTTTGGCGATCAAGGCCGCAGCTTTGGGAATTTGTACACGGAAATCCGCTACACTTTCATCCGTGATTTAAGGATCAATACGACCGGCTTCGAGCTGCCGATGGGCGATCCCGGCACGTCATGGTTCTACAAGGTTCCGTATGTCGGACAAGACATCTTTGCGGGCATCCGCAACGGCCAACCGTACACCCGTCCCGCGCAGGTAGAAGATTGCCGCGTGTATCCAAATCTGCGCCTAATGATTACGCAGAGCGGCATAGAACGGCCACTATACGACGGTCCAGCTTTCGATTGGGATACCAAGATGCCAGTCATTCAGTACACCGTCGATGACTGGGCTTGGGAGCCGGGAGGCAGGTCGCTGGTCGGCGACGTGGCCTCAATCGAGACGACGATTCGCAAGCTTGAGCGAATGATGGATGCCGTAGTTACGGTTACATTGAACCCTCCACTTGGCTATAACATGACCGAAACCGGCGGTCCGAAAGTGGAGCACTTCGACATCTTCGAGCAGGACGTCAGAATTGGAGTAGATGGCAAGCCCAGCGAGACCCTGCAATCGGTCTTGCCTGACTCGGTTCGGGTCGAAGCGGTCCACTTCAAAATGCTTGAATATTTGCGCAATGGGCAGATGATGCAGCTCGGCCTGACCGATCTAGGCAATTTGCAGAACATGAAGATGAACATCGCCAACGACACGGCAGACAAGATGCTGGAATCGATTGGCCCCATTGCTAAAGGCATCGCGGCGCGCATCGAGAAAGGCAATAAGCGCGTCGGCGAGAGGATGAAGATTCTCATCCCGCAATGGTTTAACGTCAAGCGGATCATGGAGTACGTTGGGCCGGACGGCATCGCGCGTGAGGTCTTTGACTACGATCCAGATACGCTTGTTCCCAGCCACATGCCAGACGAACTCAACAAAGGCATGTTTCCTAAGGAAGAGTCTAAGTACGACCGGCTAACGCGCGCAAAGTGGTTCGCGCGGCAGATACGTCTAGTCTCTGTGCCCAGCACCCTGCTAAAGATCACCCAGATGCAAGAGCAGCTTAAGTTCCTGCAATTGAAGCGCGGCCAAGCCCCAATCTCATGGGAGACCGTCTTTACAAAGATGGATATTCCAGACCCGAAGGGCGAGATAGAGAAGAATTTCAAGGAACAGATCGAGATGAAGAAGCAGGAGATTATGGCGCAGATTCAAGTCGCTCAAATTCTCAAGCAACTTGGCATCGATCCTTCGGCAATGGGCGGCGGCGATGAAGGCGGCGGCGGAGGCGGCAAGGGTGGCGGTGGTGGCCAGCATGGCGGCGGTCGCCCTAGCAGCGGACAAAAAGGCGCTCGCATAAAACAGAAGGGCGGAGCGGGCGGGACGCCTCGCACAGTGGTTAGCGAGAGCGGCTAAGCTTAACCGAAAGCGCAGAGTTATGAGTTGAGTCAATTTAAGGAGACCAGATGGCAGTTAAGATGAAAGCGCAGAAAGACTACTACCTTACCGAAGTGAGCGTCGCGTTGCCTGCCACGGTATCGGAAGTTGACTTATTGATGAAGGCGACAAAAGCGAACGGGAAAATGATTGTGCTGTATAACGGCGGCGCAGTGCAAGGTATCAACGTCGAGCAACGCAGGAAAATCAGCGACGCGGAGTCAAGCGATGTACGAGAGAGCTTAGGCATCGAAACCAAAGCTATCGAAGTTAAAAAATCGACTAACTCTGCGCTTTGAAAAATCTTTTCAAAAAATACTTGACGTAAGACAACCAATCCATGTAAATATGAACAAGACATAGAGCACATGCCCTCCGGCAGTCCCTTAACTGGGAACGTTTGGAACAAGTGATGGCTTTGGATTCGGGAAACCGGCTTCCAAGGCCATTTCCTTTTGCCCCAAACCTTCAACCAAACAAGGAGACACACCATGGCACGTCGCAAGAAGATTTCCGCCGTTCACGTTGGCAAGAAGCACCACAAGAAGGGCCGCAAGAAGGGCCACAGCAAGAAGCACACGATGGTGAAGGCATAATCGGTGGCCACGTCACCCATGCCGCAACCGGATCAGGGCGCGCCGCCGCAGGGTGGCGCTCCTCCTCCGCCTCAAGGCGGACCCCAGCAGGGGCCTCCGTCTGGTGGGCAAGCTAACGATCTCCAAAAGCTCCTCGCAAATTGGTATCAAGTGTCCAAGCAAATGGCCGCTTCAGACCCCCGTCTGGCTTCAGGCGCGGAGAAAATTTCGCAGGGCATTCAAGAGATGCAGACAGCGCTCGTGACACCGCCGCAGCCGACACCAACTGCGCAGCAACCTTCGTACTAACCAATAGCTCCGGGAGAAGATGAGACTTATGGCTACTGTCGCTGAAATTTTGAAACAAACCGGCATGACCGATGAGCAGATCGCCGCCATCGACGCGAAGGCGATGACTGCGCTTACGGGTGTCTTGACGACAGCCGAGCAAGCACAGCAAGCAGCCGCGCAAGCAGCCGCAAAAGCAGAAGCGGACAAGGTAGCAGCTCAGTCCGCGCTCGACAATGCAGAACTCGTAAAGCGCTCGAATACGGAGTTCTACGAGACCAAAGTTATTCCCGGCCTTACGGGTTGGGAAGCCGACCAGACCCGCCTTTTGACAGAGAAGGCAAATGCGGAGGCGCTCGCCGCCTTCTACAAGGCGCAGAACGATTCAGCACGAACGGCAGGTTTTGTACCAGCAGACGCACCAGCTTTCACCCCAGCGGCAGGAGCGCAGCCGCCACGAAATCCGGCAGGTCAGTATGTGGCAGGCGGAAATCAGGGAACGCCCGGCAGTCCGTCGTTTCAGCTCGACCCCAACCAAATCGCAGGCCGCATCGGCGACGTAGCCGGAAGCATCTCGGACCTTCAGTGGAAGTATCAACAGCTTTATGGCCAGCCGCTCCCAATAGCGCCGAGCCAGCTCATTGCCGAAGCAGATCAGCAGAAGCTCTCACCGACCGATTATGCGGCGCGCAAGTTCAATTTTGCGGCGCGCGAGACCGAGTTAGCTGCGCAGCGCAAGGCGGCAGACGAAGACAAGCTCCGCAAGGAAGAAGCGGCCCGCGTCAGTGCCGAGTACGAACTCAAAATCAAGACCATGCAGGACGAGACGGCGGCAAAAGAGCGCGCTCGCGCCGAGCAGGTCGGCAACAATCCGGATGTTCGTCAGGCCCCCGGAGCCTCCAAATTTGCAGAGATCACGCGAGCAGTAAAAGCGGGCGAAAGACCAGACCCGTTGAAGATGACCGATGCGCAGCGTCGCGCGGCTACCCGTTCACAGATTCATGCAGAGATTTCGGAAAACTCAGCAGTAGCGTAGTTCACAAATTCGAAAAGGACAGCACGGTACGAGCCATGTCTTGGCTACGGACTAGCTGAAAGGAAACGACATGCCGTTCACGCCGACCGATCCGTTGTTTAATGAAATCGACTCCACAAACCTTGAGTCGGTTCGAAAGAACGTGGTCTTCAACAACTTCTTTGTTGGGACACCGTTCCTTGAGAAGCTCCGCGTTGCTGGCGTAGCTGACCCGTATCTCGGCGGCGCAGGCATGACCGAGGGTATCCTCTACGGTCGCCCGCAGGGTTCGGCTGTGAACGCGGGGCAGGAAGTTACTGTTACGCGTCAGCAGATCGACACCAAGATCAAGTTCTTCGCCAAGGGCTATGCGTCGTGGTTCCCGATGGACGACTGGGAAATGGACGACGGTTCCGGCACGGGTGGCGTCATCAACTCCGGACCGGCCAAGATCGCGGACATCTACTCACTCTACATGGAAGGTCTGGTCATGCAGATCAATACCATGCTGGAAATGGATAGCTTCCGTCACGGCCAATCTTCTTCGGCAACCATTGCCGATAACCGCATCAAGACCTCGAACGGCTTGGACGAGGCCCTCAATAACGGCATCGACACATCGCTGTACGGCAACCGCTACACCTCGTACGGCGGTCAGGTTCGCAATGGCAATATCGGAGTCGCCCTCAATGTGACCCCATTGTATCTTGGCACCGCACCAGCGACGTTTACCGGCGGCGGCGTCAGCAACCCCGGCCAGATCGACTTCGGCGCATTGCAGCAGCTTTGGTCGCAGTGCAAAGTTACCGGGGGCCGTCCGACGCTCGGCATCACAAACGTATTTGGCTTCAAGGCGATCTCGATTGCCCTCGATGTATACCGTCGCGATGTCTCAAACATCAAGCACGATATCCGTTGGGATGCGCTCAACTTCAACGGCACTGACATTTATGCCGATCCGTTGGCTCCGTCCGCTCAGGCGCAGTATTACATTGCGCTTGGACCGAACGCTGGCGCGGCAGGCAACACGAACTTGGTGGACGGCGTTGGATCAAACACCAATACGATTGCCTACACCACCCCGCAGTTCACCAGTCTCACGACTGGCGCGCCGCAGAGCTATTCGCCGACCAATTCAGGTCTGCCGTCGAACACCGCCATCATGCCGTCCGAAGCGATCTACTTCTTGGAGCCAGAGAGCTTCAAGCTGCGCACCACGGACAAGTCGGGATGGAACTTCGGTATTCGCCGCACACAGCTCCCGTACAACGTCAGCGTCGATGCAATCTTCATGCGGTTGGCAACGAACCTGTACTGCGCGCAACCCCGTCACAACGCAATGGCATTCGGATTCTCAGCCTAACTCTCGCGAGGGAGTTAGGTAGCACCACAAGTTTTGACAGCAAAGAATTCAGCTTCGCAGTTAAGGAGATTTACTCATGCCGCACATTCAAGCAGTGCCTACATGGTCAGCGTGGAACAACGCAAACTTCACGTCGTCTTCCGGCCTTACGGACTCGGCCACAGGCCAAGCGATTACAGGCGGCGGGTTGAATCAAGGCGACTACTTTGACGCGACCAACGAGGAGGCTGCAAACGCGTCCTTCTTGACCAACGGTCTTCTTTACGGCGGACGTTATCGCTACGTGCAGGTTGAGTCGGGCGCAACAGCGGCCAATGTCAAGGTCGGCACGGTTGGC